CGTGCAGCGCTGCCGCGCCTGCGAAGTTGATCTGGTTCGCCGTCGAGCCGGTGCCCGCGGTCCCCGCCGCGGCGTAGGTTCCGCGAATGACACCGCAACCGGCATCGTAGAGGATGTGATTGCAGGTCGGAGAAAATAAATTATGCGGCATGTCGTAGTCGAGGATGACAAGATCGCTCGCCACTGTGAGGATCGCCTGCGTCCGCCCCACTTGATCGATGGTCGAGATCCTACCTTTGAACAGCGTCACGCCGCCGACGACCGCGCCGCCCGGGCTGGTCAAGAACACACGGTCGCGTTGCACGGAAGCCCCGTCGAAAGCGCCATCGCGAAGGGCCGCGAGGAAGGGCGCGCCATTGATTAGGTCGGTTGGTCGCGCGGCGACGTTGATCTGTTGCTTATCCACCTCAAGGCCGGTCGTGGCCTTGTATTTCAGGCCGGAAACCAGCGGTCCTGAAGCCAGAAATGTGGCACCGTTGTACGCGATTGGCCAATCCACCGTCGTCCAGTAATAATTCGTTCCAACCGTCGTCCCGAAGGTGAAACACTCTGCGAAGGCGAGTTGCGCATCAGGTGCGGCGCGCGTCGCATTGATGAGGCTCACTAATGCGGTCGAGCCGATTTTCATGACGTCCGCACTGACCGAAATTTGAGCGAGTCGACTCGCCAGAGGTTCTGCATAAACTGCTCGAAGTCGACAGAGTCGTCTTCGAAGCGGCATTCAAAGGCGTAGGAAAACGCTGCCAATATTGGGGCGCCGCTCGCGGGAGCATTCGCGAATGCAAGTCCGTTCGGCGGGTCGAGAGACCAGCCCGAGCTTTGCGCGACTCCGCCAACAGATATCTGGGAGACGCTTGTCACCCAGCCGACCGGCTCGAGGAATCCGCCTAACGAGCGCGAGAACGTAAAACCGGTCGTCGCTCCGTCGCCGGTCGCGATGATCTGGTTCGTGACAGCGGTGTCAGTCGGATCGATGTAGAGGAAGGTCGCGTACTGCCCCTGGCATTGCAGGAAGAAGCCCAACAGGCCCTGCAACGACTGCGCGCCCACGCCCGGATAGCTCAGAGAGTCGGACCCAAGTCCGTCGAAGTACAGTTCGAACTGCCAGATCGGATTCTGATAGAGGGGGTCGCGCACTTCCCGGCCCGAGACGTGTGATGCGACAAGTGTCGAGAACAGGGGTTTCTTGTGGACGCTCCAGCCCTGGCCCGCGAGCGCAGGGAAGAGCGGCGGCGTGCTCACGGCCGCACTGCCGATAGGCGCACCATGCGAATCGTATACAGCATCGTCATGAACTCCTCGAAGTCGAGCCCGTCATCCGCGTAACGGCAAAGCCACAGCGGGTTGAAATCCGCCGAGATCGTCGCTCCCGCCGCAGGCGCCGAGAGGAAGACAATGGAAGCGGGATAGGCGCTGGACAGCGCCCATGCGCTCGTCGGCTGCACGATTCCGTTGATATAGACTGCCTCGGCGTCGGCCACGCCCGCGACAGGCGCGAGCGTCGCCCCCAGCGTCAGTGCAAATGGGAACGAAGTCGTCGTACCGTCGCCAACGCCAAGGATCTGGCCGGACACCACCGAAAGATTTGGCGGCGCGAACCAGAAGGGCGTCACGGGACCGTTCATCGACGCGAAGAACCCGGCGACCTGCTGCATTTCATAGTTCGTCGTATCCGAACGGAGGAGGTCGAAGCTCAGCTCGAAGTCGACGAGAGGCGCCGCGAACCGGGCGCGCCGGGTCGACCTGCCGGCGACGTGTTCAGCGACCTCCGTGTCGAAGCGAGGTCTGACGCTCAGCGAGGAGCGCAGGTTCGAAAGCGAGGGAAAGGTTGCATAGGCTCCGATCTCAGGCGGCGCGGAGGGCGAGGGCGGCGGCAGCCCAGGGCCGCGGCCGTTGATCCAGTCGCCGGTCTGCCAGTTGCCCGCGTCGCCCCATTGATTGGTCAGGATTGGAAACACAGGAAAGGGCCGTGCATCCCAGTTCCAAACGCAAGAGAGCGCGAATGCGATCAGCGGTATCCCGGCCGTCGACGTTTCGTTGTGGCCGTCGCTGGCCCAGTACTCGTACATCGCCTGGAGTGCGAGACTTGAGATCGTGTCATCGCGGAGCGGCGCCAGTCCCTGTCCGGGGACCGACGTCCAGATCGACCAATAGGGCGTCGCGCTTTCGCTCGACTTGGAGTCGAACAAAACGTTCGGTTGATTGGCACCCTTGTCGGTAGACGGACAGCCGTATTCGATGAACGCAATCGATTTCGACTGCGGCTGCCATTCGGTCGATGGGCCCCGCGGAATCCAACCTTGGCCGTCGTTCGCATCGTAAATCGCTTGATGGGAATTCTTCCACCACCAACGGTACTGCTTGTTGGCTAGAAGCTGCTGGTTGGCTGCATAGGGAGACCGTTTCTGGGCGAGGCGGTCGCCTTGCGGCAGGGAGACGATGAGATCGGATCCATTGGGGTCGAGGCCCGGCCCAGCATTGACGCCGTTCGCGTACCACCAGTCGAATCTTTCGCCGCCTTCGATGTTCCCCTTGAGATAAGGCAGGGAATAGGGCGTCGGCGGACCTGAAAGGCCCAGCCCGTTCATGGTTGCGGGCGACGGCGGCCAAGCGCCAGAGGGCCGAGGAGCAAGCCAGCTCTGCGCGTCCAGGCCGCCGTCGCCGCTCGTCCAGTCCGACAACGGGAGGTAATTGTCGAGACCGACGACATCCATATTCGAATCCGCCCAGAGCGAGTCGAGATGGGGCCACTGCCCATTCGCGCCCGGGTGCTGGAATCCCATCCAGTCCGACCAATCCGCCGAGTAGGCGATGAGGTTGGTGAAGCACGCCGCATTCTTGGTCAGCCCTTGGCTGTCGAAGATTGAGCGCACGTCGGCCGCCAGCGCCTTCAGTCCGACGACGAAGGGATAGTCCCACAGGGCGCAACCGTTTGCGTCCGTCGTCCCGGCGGGCGTCCACGCGGGCCCCCGGATCGTTTCAATTCCGCGGAGTTCCGAGCCGATCAGAAACAGATTGACCCCGCCGGCGATCGTACAAAGCCAGGCGTAGTGGAGGATCATTCGCCGGTAGGTGTAGTCGGTCGGCGATCCTGCATAGAGGACAGTCAGGTTGACGGGGTCCGGCGTAAACTGTGCGAGCGACGCGGCGCCAAGAAACGCGTTCGTTGCGCACGTCGCCGCGGGCGTCAGGTCCGGTGTGTGGGTGATTCGTCCCCGCCAAGGATAGCCAGGCGCGGTCATCAGGATGAACGGGTAGAACACCACCCGGAAACCTCTCGTCTTGAGATCCCGGATGCAACGCACGATGCTGGCGTCCGACGGCGTGCCGCCATAGACGGCGCCGCCGCTCGCAAGCTTCGGTAACGGGATCAGCCCGGAAGAGACTTGCGTCAGGCCGGACACCTGCCAAACGTCGGCGGCGTAGCCGAGGACGGTCAGCTGCTGGAACGTCCCGCCGATGAAATTTGTCGTCGGATAGATCTGGCAGGAGGCTGCCTCTGTCGAGTTGCCGAACCACGCGCAAACCACCGAGACGGTCGTGCATTCAGCGTGAGACGCCTGCAGCTGATCGATCGCATAGGAATAGTCGGTCTTGCTTCCGCCTGGCGCGTAGAAGGTGTTGAGCGGTTGTTCTTGGGCTCCCACGGCCACGCCGGTATGCGCGATAGTGTCATATGTGAATTCACCTGTCGCCGGCAGGAGGTGCACGCCGCCGATCAAAGCCATAGTCGCCTCAACCCCCAAGTCGACGCAGGCCGAGGCGCGCGCCGTGCCGCACCGCCTCGTCAACCGCCTTCAGCATGGCTGAACTGTTTGTCTTCATCCATTGCGAGACAGAGCCTGCATCCAGCGCCGAGATATGAACATTGGTTGTCGGATGGATCTGCACGGTGCCGGAGGCACCGCCAGCCCCACCGTCGTCCCCGAGCATCGAACGAAAGGCGCTCGCCTCCGCAGCGGGCATGACGAGTTCGTTGTGATGGACGAGCGTCAGCATGTCCCGGGGGACCTGCCACATACCGATGTCCGCCGAGGCGACAGAGCCCGCCATGCCCGCGACCGTCGCCTGAGCCGCGGCCGCCGGGCCGGCCGCGAGAGGGCCCATCAACGGCGCGAGGAAGCCGAACACGCCGGCGAAGGCTTCGGCGGCGGACGACAGGATCGAGCGAACCATCGCCGCACCCTGCGCCGCCATTGACGCCGCGGCGCCGGACTCTTCGGCGCCTGTTCGCGCCGCGACGCTGGTTGTTGTCGCGGCCGTCTTCATCGCCTCGCCAATGAGGTGATGGGCGATTGTCGACTCGGTGAATTCGATGAACTTGATCAGAAGGGTTTCGAGCGTGTTCGAGAAGGCAGTCCGCCAGGTCTCAGTTCCTGAAATGAGGCCGCGCAACTGCCCGTTGAAGGCTCCCTCGATCGTATTGGCGAAGGACTGATAGTCCTGCTCCTGCTGGCGCAGCGCCGAGCGATCGAGCGCGAGCATTTGATCGTCGCGTCGCCGGGTCGCCTCGATGAACATGTCGTCCAGGCGTTGCTTGGCGGCGAGCGACTGATCGTCAAGCGCCCC